ACTGGAGATCCCGATGCGTCCTGAAACCCGCGCCGCGATGAACGCCTTCACCGCCCAGGTCGCGCGCCTGAACGGCGTCGAGGACGCGAGCCAGAAGTTCACCGTCTCCCCGACGATCCAGCAGCGGGTGGAGACGCTGATCCAGGAAAGCTCGGCCTTCCTCAAGCAGGTCAACATCGTGCCGGTGACCGAGCAGTCGGGCGAGGTGCTCGGCATCGGCGTCGGCGGTCCGATCGCAAGCCGGACCAACACCGCCGTCCAGGACCGGGTTCCGGCCGACCCGTCGTCGCTGACTAGCCTGCACATCTACCAGTGCGTGCAGACCAACTTCGACACGGCGATCAAGTACGCCAAGCTCGATATGTGGGCGAAGTTCCCCGACTTCCAGGCGCGCATCCGCAATTCGATCATCCAGCGCCAGGCGCTCGACCGGATGATGATCGGCTTCCGCGGCACCACCGCCGCTCCCGTCGCCACGACCACCGACCTCGTCGCGCATCCGAACCTCGAGGACGTCAACATCGGCTGGCTGCAGCACATCCGCAACGAAGCGCCCGCGCGCAACATGACCGGTGGCCACACCGCCGGAACGATCAAGGTCGGCACGACCGCCGGCGACGACTATCGCTCGCTCGACGCGCTCGTCTACGACGGCATCCAGCTGCTCGACCCGTGGTTCCGCGAGGACCCCGGCCTGGTCGCGGTCGTCGGACGCGGCCTGCTCCACGACAAGTATTTCGGCCTGATCAACGATCCGGCCAACGACCAGGCGATCGACAAGGTCGCGCTGCAGGCGCTGATGGCCGAAAAGAAGCTTGGCGGGCTGCCGGTGCTGATCGGCCCTTATATGCCGCCGCAGTCGATCCTGATCACGCGCCCCGACAACCTGTCGATCTACTATCAGACCGGCGGCCGCCGCCGGACCCTGTTCGACAACGTCAAACGCGACCAGTACGAGAACTTCGAGAGCAGCAACGACGCCTATGTCGTCGAGCAGTATCCGCTCTGCGCGCTGCTCGAGAACATCACGCTGGTCTGATGCGCGCGGTGAGCCTCGCCCGCGCCCACCAGGAACGCGTCCTCGCCGGCCTCGCCGCCGGGCAGCCGGCAGGCGTCGCCGGCCCGCGGCCGACGCTCGGGCCGGCGGCGACCGCCTACGACCGGATGCTGATGCAGCTCGCCGAGGACCGCCGCCGGCTGCACGACATCCAATCGGTCGAGCGCAAGATCGCGCTCAAGCGCGAGCTCGTGCCGCACTATCGCGACTGGGTCATGGGCGCGGTCGCGGCCGGGCGCGAGCGCGGGGCGGCGGTGCAGGACGAGGTCGTCGCGACGATCATGGTCTGGCTGATCGACATCGGCGACTTCGCGAACGCGCTCACCGTCGCCGAGCACGTCCTGCGCTTCCGGCTGGCGCTGCCCGAACGCTACAAGCGCGACCCCGCGACGCTGGTTACCGAGGAGATCGCCGAGGCCGCGCTCGCCCGCCTGGCGCGCGGCGAGGCCTTCGCGCTGCCGATCCTCATGGAGTTGGACGCGCTGGTCGACGCCGCCGATATGCCCGACGAGGTCCGCGCCAAGTTCAACAAGGCGATCGGGCTCGAGCTGGCGCGTGCCGCCGACGCCGACGCGGCGCTGGACGGCGACGCCGCCGACAGTCGCATCGCCGGCTTCGCCGCCTCGGCCCGCGCCGAGGCGCTCGCCCGCTTCCGGCGCGCGCTCGAGCTGAACCCCGGCGTCGGCGTCAAGAAGAACATCGAGACCCTCGATCGCGCCGTCCGCAAGGACGCCGCCGAGGTCCAGGAGACAGGCGGCGACCCCGCCTGACACGCTCGCCCCCCGGCGTCCGGGGGCGGGAAGACAGGTCCGGCCGGGTTTCCCCCTGGCCCAACGCCGGACCCCGCCTTCCCCCACCCCCGGCAACCGGGCGGGCGGGACCATCGGAGGAACGGACACGTGCCGAGCGGCTTCGTCGCCCTGCCCCCCGAGGGGCCCAGCGCCCCGGCGGCGGCCGACGACGCCGTGCCGTTCGATGGCTGGTATCCGGCGGCGAGCCTCGCCCGCCTGCGCGCCGATATGCGGATCGCGACCGACGTCCCCGACACCCGCCTGCGCGACGCGGCGATGGCGGCGATGCTCGCCGTCGCCGACGACCTCGCCGACTGGCAGGCGGTCCAGATCGCTGCCGGCCTGATGACCCTGGCCGACGTCAGCGACCGCGAGGTCGGCGGCGAGAAGCGCCTCGTCGTCCTCTGGCGGCGGGCGGTGTCGAGCCTGGTCAAGGCCGACCTCGACGAGAGCCAGCGCGGCTACGACACCAAGAACGGCTCGGTCGTCGGGACCGAGCTGCTCGACACGACGATCGGCGACCACCGCCGCAACGCGCGCTTCGCCGTGCGCGACATCCTCGGCCGCTCGCGCCTGACCGTCGGCCTGATCTGATCCGGAGCCGCCCATGACCTGCTTCACCGACGTTGCCGAAAACAGGCTGATCGACTGGCTCTTCCGCGGCCAGGCCGCGCCGGCGCTGCCGGCGAGCTGGTACTTCGGCCTGCTCAACAGCCCGACCAACGATGCCGCCTCGCCCTTGGCCGAGGTCACCGGCAACGGCTACGCCCGCGTCGCGGTCGCCCGCACGCTGGCCGCCTTCGCCGGCACCCAAGGCGTCGGCACCACGGCCGCTTCGACCGGCGCCTCGGCGACGACCTCGAACAACGCCGACGTCGTCTTCGCCGCGCCGACCGGCGATTGGGGGTCGATCAGCTCGCTCGGGATCTTCGACGCCGCGGTGGGCGGGAACCTGTGGTTCTACGCCCCGCTCGCCGCCGCCAAGACGGTCAACAACGGCGACGCCCCGCCGAAATTCCCGACCGCCGCCTTCACCTTCACGCTGGACAACTGACATGGCCCTGACGACCTATGCCGCCAACGCCATCCTCAACCATTTGGATGGCAGTGCCGCCTTCGCCAAGCCGACCGTCTTCGTCGGCCTGCTCGCGTCCAATCCGACGGTCGCCGGGACCCAGACGAGCGAGCTCGCCTACGCCGGCTACGCCCGCCTCGCCACGACCGCGGCGACGTGGACCGCCGCGGCCGTCGGCGCGGCCAATTCCGCCCAGCAGCTGACGTTCGGCACCAAGACCGACGCCGGCAGCGTCACCGCCAGCTATTGGGCGACGTTCGACGCGGCGACCGGCGGCAACATGATCGAGTTCGGCGCGCTCGGTACGCCCAAGACGATCAACCAGAACGACGCGCCGTTCATCCCGGCCGGCAGCTTCACGCGCACCGCCTCCTAACGGCGCGGGGCTAGCCGATGGCGATCACCGCCGCCCAGGTCGAGCCGAACGGGTGGGTTCTCCGCCTGACGCTGTCGGGCGCGCTGTCGAGCGCGATCGTCGGCGGGTTCAGCCTCGCCGAATCGAACCCGGTGACGACGCAGTGGGCGACGAACTTCTCGGCCTATGCCCTTGCGCCGAACGGCGCATCGCCGGCCCTGACGCTCGCCATTCAGACCTCCGGCTATGTCCAGTCGGGTGGCCAGGCGGTCGCCAGCGCGACCGTCGCGCGGACGCTGATCGGGACGAAGGCGCTCCGGAAGGCGGTCGTCGCGACGCCAGCGGGCGTGCGCAACGCCAAGAACCCCGACGAGGTCGACAACGGCGACGGCACGATCACCGTACGCATCGCCCTGTCGCAGTACGTCTATGCCGGCGACACGAACCTCACCTTGACCGCGCTGGCCGGGTGGCGGACGGGCGACGCGGGCGGGTCGGGGATCGCCGTCACCAACAACTCGACGGTTCCCGCGCCCGCGCCGATCGTCCGCTGGACCGACGTGCCCTACCAGCGGCAGACGGGGACGTTCACGCTGGAGTGCGCGGTCGCCAGCCACCACCCGAACGGCCTCGCGCCGGTCGCCGGGGTCAAGTTCACCGTCACCGACGGCACGACGGTCAAGAGCTTCTGGGCAACGGCGCTCGCCGCGTCGACCACCTACTCGGCTGGCGGCACCGGCAAGGATGTCCGCGTCTATTCGGCCCCGGTCGATCCCACGACGGCGACGGCGCTGACGCAAGGGCTGCTGCGCTGCGACTTCGAAGCCTACCCGTGGATCGGGCCGGTGCAGAAGTCAGACGCGGCCGGCACCAAGAGCATGACGGGCCTCGGCACCGCGGGGCTGTCGACGGCGGCGCAGGTCCCCTTCGTCGTCGCCTGGGACCCGACGGGCACGTGGATCGTCCCGCGCTACGCCTATGTCGATCCGGTGAACGGGTCGTCGACGGCGGCGGCGGCGAACGTCTCGACCAACCCGGCTACCGCGGCGGCGACCCCGCTGGCATCGATCAGCCTCGCGGTCGAGAGCCTGCGCCTGGGCCTCGTCACCGTCGCCGCGGCGAACGGCCAGGCGGCGGCGGCGCAGTCGGTCGACGGCTGCGTCATCCGCCTCAAGGCCGGCACGACGAGCGGCGCGGGGACGACGGGGGCGGGCAGCGGCACGACGACCTTGTCCTCGTGGCTGATCGTCGAGGGCGACCCAGCGGACGGCAACCCGCTCGCCGACTGCATCCTCGCCGCGCCGTCGGTCGCCAACGGCAATATCCGCGCGACCAAGGTGCTGATCCGCAACCTCAAGGTGACGCCGCAGACGCAGGTCGTGCTCGGTGCGCTGAACGTGTGGCTGAGCAACGTCGAGCTGCGCGCGGTCAGCGGCTTCGAGACGACGACCGGCACGCCGTTCGGGGTCACGAACGCGCTCCTCTGGGCGACGAACGTCAAGTGGTGGAAATGGGGTACCGGACTTTCCGTCAGCGGCTCGAGCCAATCGCCGGTGCTCGTCCGCAACGCCGGCGTCGAGCGCGGGATCAACGCGCCCGCCGTGTTCAACTGCGCGAGGCTGGCGACCGCCGTCTCGGGCACGTTCGGCGTCTCGGGGTCGGCGGTGACCGCGCCGTCGACCGATGCCGGCGCGTCGCTCGACCGGATGATCATCGGCTGCGATATGCGCTACCTGAACGGCGCGGGTGGGATCTACGGCCAGTTCCTCGCCAACGCCAGCCTGCCGGCGGCGCAGTCGGCGCTGGCGCTCGGCACGACCTTTCCGGTGCTGGCGCGCTGGGCGGCGATCAACAACGTCGGCGAGGTCTACGGAAGCTCGAACCCGCTGTGGAACAGCGTCGGCGAGAACAACCCGAGCGCGTTCGCGCAGTGCATCGTCGAGGGCAACAGCCTCGTCGGCGACCGGACCAACAATCCCTACGGCGACCTCAACATGGCGACGGTCGCGCTGAACGACAGCACCGATACCAAGGTCTCGACCTTCCGCTTCGCCAACAACGTCACGCTGAAGAACGCATCGAAGCACGACGCCTTCAACGACCCCGCGGTCCAGACGCAGCGGACCGGCGTGACCCTCGCCGCGACGCGGAACCGCGCCTACACGGTCGGAAC